CTGGTGTTACATCTATGCCATCATATGCATCCATCCCACAAGATTCACGGAATTTCCCATTCCAGTGAGTCTTGGAGACGTTTACCTTGCAACAGTACTTTTGCAGGTAACCAACGATCGTAGCTGCATGTTCACGTGGGACTATAATGTCATCCCCGTAAACGTAGACATGACGGGACACTCTGAAAATGTTCCTGTCAGTCACCGGAAGGTGCAACTTCGCCAGTAAAGCCACTACACATATCGTGTAGAAGTACATTGACTCTACCGGGAAGCAGAGAGCACTCCCCATGGACGCAAACTTCGCTAAGGGCGTTACGATTTGCCCATCTGGAAGTAATGCGCTTGTCGATCGACATGCTTCGACAGCAGCCCGAAGTTCAGGGTTGCCATCAAACATTCTCATTGCAAGGTCGTGTTTAACACGATCACTCGCGTCCGAGAGATCCAATGTCGCCATCAGACCGTCTCTCGAGGCTCTCATTGCCAGACCCCTGTTTATAGATTGGTCAGTAAAATTAACATGACCTTTTGACAACCAGGAGGATTCGATCGTATCATACAGATACTCTCGTATCGCCTGTTGTGCGTATTGCATGCACACAGGTTCTATAGCAATGATCCTAGGTCCTTTCTGGGTCTTGGGAACAGGAGTCACCCTTACGGGCAACTCCTGCTCCTCAGAAATGATCGCTACATTATGGAACTCCTCTGAGTCGTACGCGCTAAGTGTATAAGCGGTATCTAACAGAGGGAAATATGGTTCCAATCGATCATACCAGTACTGCCAGACATATTTACTGTTTCCAATAATATGTTCAGCAGTTGCTCCAGGTCCATGTTTGGGAACGGCCAAGGCAGAAGAAAAGCTGCCAAGGCAACTCCAAACGTGTAAAGCAACGCTAGCAAAGTCGCTAACGTCACAATCCCGGAGTCTGGTCTCGGAAAGTTCGTGCTCAACGGTGATGAATCCGTCGAGGCTGGACTGGACCCTTTCTTGGGTACAGTCTTGTTCCAGTTTCTTGAAAGCATAAGCACATTGGCGAATGCTATCAATAGCCGGAATAGAAACCTCTCCATCATCTAACCTCCTTCCAGTACCACGGTCAAACACAAGACTGAGCATACCTTGCAAAAACGCAGGGATTGCTCCACACTTCCTGAAACTTCGGAAGAGTGTTGAGTCTACATAGCCAAGGTCAAGACTTCTTTCAAAGTCTTTCCCAAAGCTAGGAAGGGTTATCGTAAGAAAAGATAACCCTTCGAGTTTGACCCGTGACCTAATTGTCATCAGGTCACGTAAAGCGGATGAAGTGGCAGCACACCTGATGAAGGCATCTAGAACGATGCACTCCATCAACTCTATTTGGTCACTTCCGTGGCTTTTCATGTCTGCTCCTAACTAGGAGTTAGGCATCCAGCCACAGCTTCAACAGCCCCATCCTGGGGTGCCAAACCAAATACCTAGCCCTACAAATGTAGGGTTGCTGCGAGTAAGCCTATACCATCGCACTATCTAGTGCTGACTGGTAAGGACCTTACCAACATTCGTACTATCGAGCCAGGTTTTGAAACCTGTCACGATAAATTGAATGTCCGCATCGCTGAAGCCGCCATTCGACGGTTCATCGATAACGAGGTAGACACCGATACTCTGATAAGCATTTACTGCCGTAAGAGGATCGGCCGCAACGACTTTCTTGTCGATGCGAACCATCCGACGCGTCCGATTTCCGGACACCTGGTGAGATATCGTTAACTTGTATACCTCATCAGCCGTCAGATAGATAGATTTCAAAGTATCTGCGCTGACAAGCGCAAGACTTTGAGCTACCGAGTTAACGGTAACGGTTTGGGGATCTGCAAAAGCCATGGTTGACCTCCTAAAGTCATGGGAAGTTAAATCATTGGTCAAAGCACCGGATTCCCTATCCGGCACAATTAATAGACCAAAGACGAGTGACTAACGTCGTTTGCTTTCGACATGAAGTCGGGGCAAACCCAAAGACGCTAGTATAGACCATTGCCATGCCGTAAAATCAGGCGAAGCAATAGCAAAACCAAATTGGCTTGCTTGCATACGAGTTTTGGCTACACAGCCTCTTCTCCATGAAAGACCGGGGATTTGCACCCCTCCGCATTTTACTGCGGAGTCGTTTCTTACTTCTACGACTGAGGTCTTCATGATGTATGCATACTTGGCCGTGAGATGATCTGCGGAGTCTGTGTAGGCGTCGATGTTATCACCGACATTCCCTACCCAGTCCGCTAACCACGACCAGGGAGTGAGATTCCACACTAAGCTGGGTGTAACCCGAATTCCAAACATCCGTAGATAATTATGTACGGTATCGATAGCACTGTTGCTATCAAATGTCGGAACCCAGTAGCGAAAACAGGCCGAGAACCACTGTTGATACCTTTCGGTATAAGTGATTGTGGACCTAAAATCGCCCAGATGGTAAGGATTAGCCAAAAGAGAATTCGAAAACGTAAAGGGTGCGACGAACATAATATAGGGCGACTGCCCTAATCCGTCGGTACTCAACGTCTGAACTTCCTTAGGCGTTCCTTCCATAGTGGAACTCAGGAGGCCATGCCTTCGTATGTCTTTCCCGTTATCACGCTTACATTGTTGCAAGCGCTTATCCAAGTCCCCGAATTTCTTAAGGAACTTGGTCAGGTCTGACACGAAGGGGCTCCAACCAAATTGGAGGTTAAGCCAGTGATTCGACATCTCTTTAGTCATGCGCTTTTGATGGCGCACAGAGAAACCGAATGCGTCAAGAAACTGACGCGAAAACATACTGGCAGAAGTTTGAAGCATTGGGAGGGTTTCGCGGATTTCTCCTACGAACTGACCCATATCTGCAACAAACAACTTCGGCTTGAAACGTTTCCAAGCCGAGACCCCCTCTGCAGTAGTGGACCGACCGAATTCACCAGAAAACTTACCGGTGGATCCTAGGCCCGACATGTCGGCGTTACCAATGCCCAAATACTGGTTCTGAGAGTAGGGAACGAAACCACCATCATAGGTGCGAATCGCCCCACCATCTTCAGCCTTGTAATGGCCATAGCCACGCACGCACGCGTCATCGGACGCCTCAACGGAAGAGAAATCTCCACCTATATCAAGAACCTTTTTGTTACGTTCCCAAGAACTTTGGGTCGCAACATGAGGAGGTCGCCTTCCTTTCCTTCGAAAGAAAGACTTCCCGCTTTTCTTGACAACATCGTGAAGGTTATCCCAAGTGATCTTGAACCAGCCTCGAAAGTGGCTTGAATAGAGCGTTCGGTCAATAACATACTGACCAGTTGCTTTACTCTTTACCCTCTCTTGGCCAACAGGCAGACTTGACGTCTGCCAGCCAGGACCACTTGTACGCTTCCGCGAAAACGACATACCCGACATAACTGCAATCTCCTTTCGCCAAAATGGCAATGAGACGGCGTGTTACCACACCATCCATGGAGCCCACAG